GAACATCGACGTGACCCAGCTGACTGGCGTCTCGGCTGCGAACCTGATCAATCTTCTGGTCCGCGCCTTGTATCGCTTGCCGACTGCCCCGTCTGGTGCCACGGCAATCCAGTCTTCCGACACCCCGGCGGTTCGCGCCAACATGGGTCGGACGGTGATCTACTGCAACCGTGTGGTCCGCACCTACCTCGATCTTCAGGCAATGAACAAGACCAACGTCTTGCTCCGTCTCGAAGAGTTCGATGGCAAGGTCGTCACCACGTTCCGCGGCATTCCGGTTCGCACCTGCGATGCCATCCTGAACAATGAGGCTCAGGTGACCTAGTCTTAGGCCACCTCCCTAAACCTCATCGAAAGGAACTTTATCATGATTTTGGACAATCTCCTCACTTTCACCGGCACGTCGAATGGCGCAACGGGTGGCATCACCTCCGGTGCCCAGACCGATGCTCCTACGACTGGCACTCAGGCTGCGTCGAATATCATCGACCTCGGCGTTTCGGGTCTGCCCTCGTCTGCGAATGGCGGCGGCGCCCGTGACCTCGGCGTCGGTGATGATCCGTCGCTTAAGTTCTCGGCGATGGTAATCGCTGCTTTCACCGCCGGCACCAGTCTCCAGCTTCAGTTGCAGGGTGCGCCCGACAACGGTTCCGGTGCTCCGGGTTCTTACACCACGATGTGGACGTCGGCAGCAATTGCTGAGGCTTCGCTGGTGGCTGGTGCCCAGCTTGCCAACATCGACGTTCCCCGCGTTGTATTTGGACAGGCTCTGCCGCGTTTCCTCAAGCTGAACTTCATCTCAGTCGGCACCCACTCCACAGGCACGATCGAATGCAACATCGTCCTTGATCGTGATGATCAGATCATGGGTACTGGCGGCGCCTACTCTGGCTATCCCGCTGGCCTTACGGTCGCCAACTAAGAAAGGGCCCTGTCATGATTCGCAAGACTTTCCTTGGAACTGTGGCAGGGCTTGCACTTTCGAGTGCGGCCCTTGCTCAGGTAAACGTAGTCCCTCAGGTTGGCACGATTGCGGCCTATGTGGCAAAGAACACGTTCTCGTCAGCTTTCTTTGGCCTTGTCCCTCCGGCATCGGCCACGGATATGGTCTGCATCGCAGGCTCGGCGTCAAAGACGATTCGTGTTCAGCGCATTGTAATCGGTGGTACGGCAGGCACTCTTGTCTCGCTTCCGATTCAGGTGGTTCGTCGAGCCTCTCGTGATACCGGCGGCACCGCGGCATCGACTACTGCGAACCCCGGAACCGCGGCGAATATCGCATCTCGCGATACTAGCATTGCGGCCAATACCGGGTCGACTGCGACGCTCATTTCCTATACCGCAGTTCCCACGATCAACGACACGGCGCCAGTCTATCTCGATTCGGCAATGATGACGTTGAACACGACTGCTGCGGCCTCGAATCCGATCATGGCGGTATTCGATTGGTCGCGTGATATCGAGAACCTGATTCAGGTTCCGACCCTTCGAGGCACATCGCAGCAAATCTGCGTTAATTTTAATGGTGTCTCGATTAGCTCTGGTGTTCTGAATGGTCAGATCACCTGGACCGAGGAGTAAAAGCCATGGCACGTTGGAAGCTGATGACTCCCCACTATCTTAACGTTGAAGGTGAGACGTGGGAATATACTGAGAATGATCGGCAAACGGGACGCCCGAAGCGCGTCCAGTTCCCGGTCCCCCGCCTCCTTGATATCCGCGATCCGAGTTGCTGGACCAATCGCTGGGGTAACAAGGACAATGAAGATGGCGAAATCATTGTCTGCCATGCAGGCAAGGGTGAGTCAAAGGACATTGTCTTCATTGGCGACCCCACGCCAGATATGCTACCGGTCGATGACGAGGCCCGAGAAATCTCCGCGACCTTCGAGAATCGCTGGAAGGCTAAACCTGAGAACATGGCTGGCGACTATTCTCAGTCGCTGATCGACAAGTTTCAGGCAGATATGGATGAGCTTCGTTCAAAGCCTGCCGAGGTTCCCGGCCTTGCAGACCTTGTAACAGTGATCGGTAAGCTGGTTGAGTCCAACCAGAAAATCGAACGGAGAGCTTAATCATGGGAATTATCTCCACTGGCCCCGGATCGCCATTGGCCTTTGCGTCGGCCAGTGGAGGTAAGGTTTTTGCTTATAATAATATCTCTGAATCCAGTGCGTCAGTTGTGGCCTCTGCCAATACTCAGCGCCAAAAAATCATGTTTCACAATCCTGGGCCTAACGATATATTTGTGGCTCCAAGTTATGTACAGACCACTGGGTCTAACGTAGCTCTAGCGCCATCTAATGCAGCTCTTGGAGGTTGCTTCCGTGTTTACGGCAATGGTGGAACCCTTGTGATTGAGGGTGAATGCCAAGGTGCTTATCAGGCATTTGCTGTGACGGGCGCTGGTGCGACCAATCCTCTGACAGTGATGGATAGTAACATATGACATACATATTTGCATTCATCCTTTGGATGTTCTCGTTTGGAGCGCAGGCTCAGAATACAACTTGTGCAACTAGACCTATAGGGGATGCAACTAATGCCTGCGCTTCCACTAAGTTCGTTCAGAATAATATTGTAAATCTCGGAGTTTCGATTCTAGCTTACGGCGCTGATCCTACAGGTGTACTTCCTTCCGGGTCTGCAATCAATGCTGCTATTTCTGCAAATAGAAAAGTTTGGGCTCCATGCGGAACATATTTAATTGATATTCCCATTCAAGTTCCATCGACAACTGATATTTCAGGACTCGGTCCCTGCACAGTATTTAAGGTTAGTTCCACGCTTACTCCAGATACATCGGTTGCGTTTGGTACGTTGCGTCATGTTTTCCGCAACATAGATTATACGGCCGGAAACACCGATATTTATATCCACGACCTGGCAATCGACAACACGTCCGGGCCGACGACGGGCGCGCATATCCATGCGCTCGGCTTCTACAAGGTCACGCGCGCTGGCGTCTACAACATCACGATCACATCGGCTTCCGGGAAGCTGATGGATGACGGCACGGCTTTCGTCGCGTCGAAAGAATACTACGTCCGCAACAACAAGATTTACGGCACGATCAACGCCTGTATCGACCAGTGGGAAGGCGTCACAGATTTCGATATTTCGGGGAATGTCTGCGACGGCCTTAACCTCGCCAACTACGGCATTCTCGTCACAGGCATGGGGACGGCTGGCGCTCCGTTCACCTCCCAGCGCGGGACCATTCGCGGAAATGTCGTCAAGAATTTCCCTGGCATCGGCATATGGTTGCAGGGCGGCTGGAATGGCGTGTCAGGCGGCGGGGCGACCTACGGGCTCGTCAAGAAGATCGAGGTCGTAGGCAACAGCGTCAACGGTGTGTCCGGCTATCACGGCATTGATCTGACCGATGCGAAGTTCAACACCGTTGTCGGAAATACGATCGAGAACATCGGGCGGAACGGCATCGTCATTTCGTCCGAGAATACCGGACTTTCGAGCGAGAATGTCGTTTCCGACAATGTCATCGTTTCTTGCAACACGGCCGCCGCAGGAGAGCCGTGCATTCTGCTGACGCCTTACGCGTCCCTGAATGTCCTCGCGCACAATACGATCTCCGGAACGACGCAGACCTACTCGATTGTTCTGAACGGCGGCGCGACAGGAAACATCATCCGGGGCGGCATTACTCCCGTCGGGACGATCGGCGATATTTCTGACGGCGGCACGGGAACTCAGATTCAGGTCGGCAACGCCTTTGCCACCACCCCGACTTTCAAGAGCCTGTCGGGCTATGTGAAGGGCAATGGATCGAGCGCGGCGACGGCAAGCGCTAATGTCCCTGTCGGCGATCTTGGCGGCCTCGGAACCGGTGTGGCGACCGCGCTCGGCAACGCCACCAACGCTAGTGGCGGGCTTTTGGCCTATGGCAGCAACGTCGGTCTTCATGCAGGCATTTCGGAAGCGGCGTTTCGCGTCAGCCAGTTGAACCTGAACGCGACCGGCGACACGGCGGTCACGATCACCATGCCGCAGGGCGCGACGCGGTGGGTTCTGTTCGCGGTCCGCCTGTCCAACTCGACCGGCAATTTACCGAACGGCACCGGGACGCTCGGGCTCTACACGGGCGCAGGGCGAACCGGCACGACGCTGGTCACGCAGCAGCTTCTTAACGGCGTCATCACGTCGCAGTCGGACGGGACGGCTGGAAATGCCGGGACGACTTCGACGGCGGTCGGCGCGACGCAATCGTTCACCGCGACGACGGTCTACCTCAACGTCCAGACAGCGCAGGGCGCAACGTCGGCGATCGACGTCGCCCTCGTGCTGCGCTTCTTCTGAGGGGGAAGTTTAATGGTTGACGAAACTGCTCTAGCTAGAATTGCTAAAGACCTGCAAGTTATACGAAACCTGCTTAGTAAGTATGTGAATGCTCAACATGAAGCTGAGTCAGAAATTCCTGAGAAACTTCGGCGATTTGTTACTTACTGGCATGCCCTTCATGACATTGTAAATATGTATGAGGAAAAGGGAACGATTGCTCCGCCACATGTTAAACGTGAAATGGAGCGGTGTGACGATAGGTTTCGCCAGCTTCTATCTGAGGCTCATCTCGACGGCAATGTCTTTGAGCAGGTCCGCAGAAAGATGGTAGACGACCCCAACAATCGTTGGGATCACACTCGAGCACTAGGAGGTCCAAAATGAAACAGGGTTCTGGCAATTCTTCGCGGGGTCAGACTAAGGTCGAACCTCGCAGCTACGGCGTAAACGTCGGCGCAGTTTCTGGCATCGGCCTTCAGCAGGTCCGCTGCGAGAATGAACCTATGTACAACGGCCGAGGCTTCGAAGCCCCTAAGGCCACAACCACAGTCCACAAATCCGGCTCTCAGCGAGGTTAACATGAGCAAACTTGGTACACATGATGGCGGCAAGCCCGAGAAGAAGGATTTGCCCTATGATCCGCCGAAAGGTCCGACGACTCAGACGCGTCAAGGCCCGGGTCTTGGCGGCACTAATCATGGAACTTCGGGAACACAAGGAAAGCGATAATGGAAGAAGATTTCAAATCCGAACTCGACTGGGCCGACGAGCGACTCGACGATCTGATCAAATTTACGCAGGACGAGAAGTTTCGGAAGCTTCCTGTGGAGGATCAGGACTTGATTGTCCAGCAGGCATCAACTCTGAATGCTTATAAAGATATCGTCTCGCTTCGCGCGGAGAAGGCTAAGAAGTAATGACCACTCCCACCGATATCGCCAATCGCGCGTTGCAAGTCATCGGCACCCGGACCACAGTTACGGACGCTGAGCTTGCGAACAATTCCTCGA